CAGGATATCCCGACGGGCTCATAACCCGTAGACCAGTAGTTCAAATCTACTCCCCGCTATTTAGTTACGCGTAAAACCAACAAGGCAGAAAATGGTTTAAGCTTAGAAAATCAGATTCTTGTCATTCAATGCGCCAACCAGAATGACTTGAGCACGACTTTCCACTAAAAAGCGAGCTCAAAGGGGGGCACTGTACGTCACCAACGACAGGGCCTTAGGTGAGCACGGGGAGCGCTTCAGCGTTTCCCTGTTCACCCATTTGGCTTTGAACTTTTCTGGCGTCCCCAATCACATCAATTATTATGAGATCGCCTGGCTTCAAATCTAATGCTTCCCTTATTTCAATCGGAATCGATACCTGACCGCTCCGGGTCATTCTAACAGTCGCTTGCATAATCTATAATCGGGCGTTATCTGATATTAATCTTTCGATTTGCATCCTTGTAATTACTTAGCAATACTATTAAATACTAAAAAGCCCTATATGTCTTTGGTGACGTACAGAATGTTGAACAAACTCGTTGTAGCATACCCGCTTACTCAGAGCCGGGAAGCCGTTGAGAAGCCCGCAATAGACCTCTGGAGGGCGATCTGACATGACCGAGCCTGATATCATCTTCTTTTTCTTCTTTCTGCCCGCCATTTTCCTGGTGATATATTATGTGTGGCTGGTTGTGGGGGCTGGGAGACGATGAGCGCTCTTGATATGGAGATGGCTGCCCGCGTGCATGAGCGCCTGGCAAAGATGGATGAGGCCATAGAGCTTATGCGAGACCTCCGCAAAGAGACGGTGGAGCTCTTCGCCGAGCTCTTCCCGGAGGCGGTCTGAGTGGCCTCTGCCGCTGAAGACGACATCGCCTGTATTGTGGACAGACTTGTTGATCTGCTCAGGGCCCGGATATGGGCCGCCCTCTCTTTTTGAGGCCCATTCATGCAGCTCTTAGCGGAGCCGATCGAGGCAGCCCCTCAGAGCCTCCAGGATCGCATTTCTTATCTAGAGGGCATAATAGTCCAACTGAAGGAAGAAAATGCTGCTATGGCCGCCACACAAGCCCATCTCATTGACAACCAGGAGATCCAACTCCGACTCATCCATGAGCTGAAGGAGAAGGCAAAAAGGAGCCCTGGCAAGACGGAGCTATCCAGAGCTGAGAAGATCGAGAGGTATCTGGCGGCCAGGCCGGACCACAAAGCCACCTATGAGACCCTGAAGGGTCATTTGGGAATAGACAATGATCTGCTCGGGATTGCCATAAAATCCCTTCTGCCATCTGGAAAGTATGCTATCATCAAGACTCCAGGAGATAAGCGAAAGCGAACTTTGGTCATGCTTCCGAGATAGACGAATTTCGTATAATACTATTATCCGTATCGGCTAGATAACTGACCGAAAAAGCGTAAAATCTGGGGTGATTTCCTCAGATTGATTGATATTGATTACTTTTGAGAAGAGAAGAGATAACAAGAGATGTATATAAATGAATAGAAAAGAAGCATCTTGGTCTTGGTTTGACCAGATATACGAATACGAATTTCGTGTATTTCTAGAGGCCTGGTCTCCTGTCGAAGAGCATGTTCCTGGAGATGTACCACTCTGACGAGAATCAAGGTGATCATTTTGATCACCTTTGGTATCACAATTCATATCATTTGTAATACTGGGTCGATAGGCAACCTTTTTCTCTAATTCATATTGTCTGGCAATCGCAAGTTCGAACTGAATTTCGCTCAGGTTGCGCCTACCGAGCTGGTTCTTGAGAATCCAAAGCATGGCCTCATCTCCTGGCAGATACGGCATAGCCAGGGCTCCAGGCGATAGGCGAAAGAGGGCCCTCATTATGCTTCCAAAATAGGAGAAATTCGCCTATTCCTATTATCGCTATCAGCTAGAAAGAAGATCGGAGAAGAGTAAAATCTGAGGTGATTTCCTCGGGTTGATTGATATTGATTAGTCTGAGATAGAGATAGATTATAAGTTATGTATATAAATGAATAGAAAAGAACTATCTTGCTCTCGATTTTGCCAGATAGGAGAAGGAGAAATTCTCCTATTTTTGGTCGCGCCCAATTCTTATATCTTTGAGAAGATCAACTATTTCTTTCTGTGTCCAGACATCAAATTTTCTATCGCCTGCTATTGCTTCAGCAATTTCTACAATATCTTCCGCTGGATGCCGCCCAAGCTCTTGCATCACATATCGTTTCATCTTACACTTCGGTAGGACTCCGGCATGTATTTCTTCTGCGGTGATCCCTCCTAGAAAATATCTTTGGGTTTCGACAGTGCAATGGTCGCAGATTTCAACCAAAGCGCTGCTATAATTAAGACTGTTCTGTGCTCCTCTATCTGTCAAAAGTCCAGAATTTCGCTTAATATCAAATATTAAATCTTTGGGATAATTTCGTGGGCGTCCTCGTGGGCGCTTAGGTTCTCCTTCCATACGACATTATTGGAAAGTCTTTCCATAAATATTTTTCTATGAGGAAAGGCTGGAGATGTACCTCTCTGGGTTTTGGTACTGCACATTTTGTTCAGGACCACTTTTGTCAAAGAGCATGTTCTTGGAGATGGGGCTCTCCTGGTTCTCCGTACCAAGATTATCTCGGTGCGGAACATCAGGTCAAAGAGCATGTTATTGGAGATGGTGCTCTCCTGGTCTCCTCTCCCTTCCATCAAATACCCATCAAATACCCATCAAATACCCATCAAGTAAAATCTCCGGCCCCAGGCCATCGCCTCTTTTGCCTTCCACCCCCACAGCGCCTTAGCTACGTTGCATTTCTGGCAATATCTCCGGGCCGGATAGGGATTTGTACCTCGGGGAAATAATATGGGTTTTTACAGCAAAATTGAATAAAAAAGAAAGGAAAAATAGAGGGCAGGCCTATCGCTTCGCCGCCGCCCTTCCTCGCCTCGGGATCTTCGTCCTCGCGGCTGGTGCTCCGGGTTTGATTGCTGGCTTGGGATGCAGAGTCATGCTTTGGCCGCCAAGAGTCCCTTCTTGTCCACCACGATACGCTCTTCCACCTGTATTAAGACACATTTGTTTTACCACATCCTTGTATATGTTTTATCATCTTGATTGAATACTAATTCCGGCAAGGCTCTCTCAAGCTTGCCACTGTTCCATTCCTGTTCAAATTCCACATGCCACGGGCAATCGTGGCCCTGTATGTACTCATCAAATGAGCAATGGTCATTGATTCGATGGCCGTTTACGAAGTACGCCCATTCTGCGATGGCCTCAAAATCCTTCAGGCCGTCTGTACCACAGCAGCATCTCCATGCTCGGGAAACGGTGGTATCATCGCATGTCAGGACTTCCATCCCGAGCTCTGCCGCCACTCGTTCCAGCTGCTCAACGTGGTTCCTCTGCTCTGGCAGTGTGATGGCGTCGAAGACTCCACAGTTCTCATAGCCGAGCTGGGTAGTCTGGAGATAGTCATAGCCCAGGGCTGAATTGAGCCGCTGTCGAGATCCGTTCGCATGGTAGATCTTCAGTGGGCCAACCTGCACCACCTGGACTCCGGCCTCATGAGCACGCGCCAGAAGACTCTCCACATCGCCCACAAGATCAGGGGCATATGGTGCTAGCCTGAGCATGACATGGGCTCCGGCCTCGTGTAGTGTCTTGAGGGCCCCCAGCCTCTCTTCCAGAGGCGGTGCTCCAGGCTCCAACTGCGATAGCAGAACTGGATCCTCCGTGCTGACGCTGCACTGGATAACGAGCGGCAGAGCGTCTATGGCCCGCATGTATGTGGTCTCCGTCAGCTGGTTTGGGTACTTGGTCGTCATGATGGCCGGATACTCTCTGTCCTGCAGGAGGTTCAGGGTACGAAGTGTCACCCTGTGGCTCTTCTCGATAGGCTGCAGGGGATCGGAATTGATGCCGATCTGGATAGGCATGCGACGCTTGATCAGCTCCGCCTCCATGCCGGTCCTGTTGTGGAAGAAAAATTTCTCGATATACCGATAGCTGTTGGCCTCAGGCTCCTTGACCCTGTGGGCATCCCGCAACCCAGACCGTGAGCAATAAGCGCAGCCGCCAGAGCACCCGGAATGGGGCTCGATCTTCAGTGGAAGAGGGCACAGGAGCCTATCGCTATGATCAGCTAAGTATAAGGGTCGCTTCATGAAAATCAGAAACAGGTGATACCCCCGCTGGAGGCGAAGAAGAAAGGAAGACCTCCAGCGAGGTTACTGTATTCTCTTAACTACACTACGTTAAACAAGGATTTTGCTTTCTCGGCCAGCTCCGTAAGGGGGCTTGCCCAGGGGTTAGCTAAGGCTGCGTTGGGCTGCGCTGCCTGCTGGCCGTCCACCACGGCCTGAGCTTCCTGCAGCGCTGCATCCGCTCTCTCCCCCCAGGCCACAAGCTGCGGATCTCGTTTTTGCGGAATGCGATGGCCCAGACGGTCCACGTTGGTAAGTGTGTGTGGATCGATTACAGGAGTGCGCCTGCAGGCCTCTGCCGCCCAAATGCCACTGATGGTCTTCTCCTGCGTCTCGATCCCCGCTGCCCCCATCTCTGCAAAGATGGCGTCCAGCTTGGCAACCGTCCCATCAATTGCGTCCAGCTTCCCCTGGACGGCGGTCTGCTCCTTTGCGATCTTATCCCAGCCCTCTGGATCGACCACTGCAAGCTTGAGCTCGCTGCCCTTGCCGGCCACGGCTCCACAACATCCCAGAGCTCGAGATCTCAGGCCGGGGAGCTGGGCAAGCAGGCCGGGCTCTCGATCGAGAAGCTTGTGGAGATCATCGAACGTGCTATGATTCGTTTTGTAATAATCGCGAACAGTGGACATTCAGAATCGTCCCCCGTAAGCGAGCCGTGCATCTACATGGCGCTCCTCATTCAGGACCTCCCGCATGAGATTGGGGCACTCTTTGGTGATCTGGGTAGTGGCCAATGCGTGGAGGATCTTCGCATCCTTTGGAGCAGCGGCAGACTTGCGGATCTCAGCCATTCGGCTCTTGACGAGCCTGTCCAACTCTCTGGCAGCTGGACCCATTGGCTCCCGGGGGGATGCCTTGGTAACCTTCGGCTCGTGTGGCATGGTAGCCTCAATCCGCTCTGCCAGCAAGACCACCCGCGCAAGATCAGGCCTCTCGCGGCTGATCTCCGCGCTAGCCAGCGCCTTCAAGACCTTCGCATCCCTCGGTGCGGATGCACTCTTGCGGATGGTGTTCACGCGCTCATCCACAAGACGGCGGAACTCCCGCACACCCTTCTCGATCGCGGTAGGCGCAAATTCGGGATGCACCTCCAGAATCTCAGTGACTGCTTTCTCTCGAAGTTCATCTTCGGAAAGATCGCTTCTTGATGCTCTGATCTCTTCCATTCTCTCTTCCACCATTTCATTGAACATTTCGTTAGCAGTTGACATATCTTTTTTCACCTTCATACTCTTACTTATATCAAAATCAATTGCTGTCGAGCTCTTCGTGATCTCGATTGAGTGCGTTCCATCCCTGATCCCAGCAAGGAGCGCAGGATCGCGAATGCTGAAAACCAGCCCCCAGTCGCCCGCATCGCCTCCAGGGACTTCGCCTCGGGTTTTGGCGATCCATGACTCAACCGGGCACATATTTCCAGAGCCGCCAGCATAAGGGCAGCTCTTGTTTGGGGTTTCCATGTAGTACTCAGCGATTTTTTGGAGGTCTCGGCCGTCTGCTCTCACCAGGCCATGCACGAGGCCATCGTCTATCTTCATAATTTCGAATTCCATATAAAAAATCACCTCAAAATTTTGGTATCTTTGGCTGCGGCGCGTGGCCTGCCAAAAGCTGATCCGGGCGCGGCAGAGGCACCATCACGGGGTGTGGTTTGGGTTGGTTGGGGACCTCACCCCACCAGACCGCTTGGGCGACGCTCATTACCAAATCGTCATTCTCCCCTTGTTCAGCCTCGAAACGCACTCTTCCCACAGCGGACATTGCGCCTTTAAAAGCTCGCAGCTCGTTATGGAACAGGTTCAAGAAAGAAGCTTTCGCGGGCATGAGCACCCGGCCTTCATCCCATGCACGCAGGAACCGTCCTACAACAATCGATTTGCTTACGTTATAGGTGGCGATGCCCGTTCGGTTTTCGGCTTCTCCGCCGGTCAACTGGATGCCCGTAACGCGCACACCAGCTGCTTTGAGCATGTCTCGGATGGCTACGCCCACCCCACCGACATCAAGCAGAAATACTGGCGGATAGGCCACATCTTCGCGGAACCTTGGGTTGAGATAGACCTTGTTAGCCCATTCAACGATTTCTGTGTATGGCTGGTGCTGTCTTCGACTGAGACTCACAATTTTGTAGGTGTGAGCGGCGGTGTCCTTCTCCAACACTGCCAGCGCACTGAAATCGTGGATCTGGGCGGGGTCCAGGCTGATTATGAAAAATTTGGACAATTCAATACACCTCTGGATCAATCTCTTCAAAGTCGGTGCTAATCGCTTTCTGTAGCCTCTCCTCGTCAAATAGACTGAACTCGTCGGAAAGGAACTCTCCGCAGTACTCTTGACGGAACCAAAGCGGTCCATTTGGGCTGTTCCTGGCCTCTTCCAGCACTTCCGGCCTGACTCGCGGGTTATCGCTGGCAATTACCTTGATTTTCAGCCATTCTGGGCCGCCCTTATCCCAGATCTGATAGAAATGCCCTCGACGACCCCACGGGGTGCTCGCTAAGATCAGTCGCCCGTCTGGATTGTTTGTGAGCATGGGGAGAAGCGCGCCAAAGAGATCGTCTTCGGCCTGGGCGTCTTCGTCCACAAAGATGAGGTCAGGGGACGTGAATCCCCGGACCGTCTTTTGCGTCCCTGGCAGGCTGATTATTCGGCTTCCGTTGCTGAACTTTATGGTCAGCTTCGTGTTCTCCTCCAGCTCGGGGGCGGGGGAAATGCAGTCCAGGGTGTCGGCGATTTTTCGGAAGTTTTCGCCACTCTGCCGCAGGCTGGGGGCTACCAATAGGCACAGAGACTTGGGGTAAAACAGGGCCCTCCAGAAGCATAGCAGAGACGCGAGGGTGGACTTGCCCCATTGTCGGTGACAATTTAGAATGACCCTTTTATTGGCTGGGTTCAATATATCTCTCTGCTCAGGATCTAGCTGGCAGGCATTCCCGGCCTTATCCCGGAGGAGGCCATAGTCATGGACCCATCGGACGGGATCGGCCTTATGGACTTCCCAATCCAATGCCGCCTTCAGGTCACCGGAGAGCATCCCGCACCGCCTCTAATGCTTCGGGATAGGGTCGCAGGGACTGAATGATAGTGGACCTCAGCTCCAGCCATTCAGGAAGCACTAAGATGTTGATCTGCTGCTGTGGTGCATCTCTGATCCTGTCCAGGGCCTTACCCATCAGCTCCACATATCCCCGCGCCTCCCTGGATATCATGGCCCATGATTTGGGATCTTCTTTGGCATTCTGCTGTTCCAGGGCATCCAAGGCTTTCTTCTGCAGGCCGATAACGAGCTGGAGATAGGTGTCGCCCTTGTGGACATCCGCCTGCTCGATCTCATCCGCCAGGGCTTTAAGATCCTTGGATTTAGATATTATATTTGGTAATTTATTCTTCTGATAATAATCCAGATCATCCCAGGTGAGGCCCGGAATATCTCGGACTATATCGGAATATTCTTCTCCAGAAGCCAGCCGCCTAATGATTTCATCGCCGCGAGGATGGGCTTCAATCTTGGACTTCCTTCCCATCCTCGCCTCACACCGAAAGGATGATCTTGCCGTCCGATCGCGCTTTTATACACATCATTGAAATACCTCGCTTGCTACTGGTTTATCATAATTCTGCTGGCTATACTTCCGCTGCTGCTGATCCTGCTTTCGCTTCTTCCGCCGCTGCTGGTTTTGGATATTTCTGAGAATATTCTCGCGGCTGGGACCTTTCCGTCCCACAGTCACGCTATCGCCTCCTGCTGTTGATTCAAGTCTTCTTCAAGTAGATTCATCTCGCAATCCAGCGCGGCTATTTGGTCAGCCGTCACTGCTATATTTTTGATCAGTTCGAGCCGCTTGGCTCGAAGTTGTTCCAGTCTGTTCATCAAAAATCATCATCCAAAAATCTTGCTCAGCTCCGGGCCCGCCTGCGCCCTGGAAATGGCCTGATATCGCCCACCGCCGTAATAGATGCCGTGGCGGTTCATCCACACGGTGACATGGCCAGGAGCCACGTCTGCATGCAGAGCGATCCGCCACCTGGCCAGCTTCCGGCCATGTGCGTGAAGCTCCCTCACCGCCGCTAGGATCTTAGCATCCCGCTCTTCCGCTTCTTGGGCTCTCCACTGATCTTCTAAGTCTGCTCTCTTGCTTCTCTGGATGTCTCTCCAGGCCTCGATATCGCGCGGTCTGAGCTTCTTTCGGCGGATAGTTTGCTCCGATGTGATCAGCTCATACTCTCCTCGGAAATGTTTGCGCGCATCGTCTCCACAATGCGGCACCCTGGTCCCATAATTGAGATCGGTGATGTTTCGGTTCGATCCATGCCAATGGAACTTTCCACAGATCGGGCAGATTATGACAACGTGCACCTGATCTACCGCGACCACGTCCGCCCTCATATGCCGGCCTCCAGCTTTGTCTGAGGATTGGCGTTCTCTGGTTCCGGCGGCGGTCCGTGCATTAGGCAGGTGGTGCACTCATACCCGCTCTTATCACCGTTTGCGTGATAGGTAAGATTGTAGGGGAAAGTTCGCCCACACAAGCAACAGGTCCTCTTTTTCATCTTCCCCTTGAACTTCTGGAAGCCGGGATCGTCGTTTGTGGGCTTCTTGATCGCGGTCTTTCCACCATCCAGCTCCTTCGCCGCCAAAGTTGCCAAAGTATCCATCGTCGCCAACGTCGCCATCGTCTCTTCCTTTTCTCCT